GCCACGGATTCCACCCTAATTGATGTGATTCAATCCAATTCATTTGCATAGAGTACGTACCCTCTACTACTCTTTGTACGGTTTCCCACCATCTTTCATTCTTACCATTATCTTTAATACGAGAGTAAGTTCTCATATAGACCAACTCACCTAAACCATTAAAACCAAACGGAGCTTTTCTCCTTTTGTATTTACTAATAAAATTTTCTGATAACTTAAAACTACCCATTAATCACTCCATTTTTTAATTTTCTCACATTGATAAATATCATATATATTAACTTCTTAAATCTAGATTTTAACATTTTTTAAAAACAAATACAGGTTCGTACTTATGTCCTGCACCCATAACACTAGACAAAGTTAACTCTACAGTTTTTTCTTGTTTAAATCCTAACTCTTTAGATATTCTGACTGTTTCTTCTTCGATGAATTTATACTTAGGTGTATTTGCTATGTTAATTAACATATATTTATTTTGTTTTAAACCTCTGTAACAATTCTCTATAGTCTTTCTTAGAAAACCATCAACCCATTTGTCTTTTGTCGGAAACTTAACGTAACTTTGTGTATCTTCGTCTGAATATTTTTCGGTGTCGAAGTATGGTGGTGAGGTAAAACACAAATCTAGAGATTCTCTATCTGGTTCAAAAAGTTCACTACCTAATTTATACAACTCTACATCTTTGTTTATGTAACAAAAATCTTTTTTTATTTCTTTTAGTCCTCTAAAAGTTTTAGTTGACGGTTCTGTACCTATATATTTTTTTCTAGAACTAGCTAAGAATCCTAATAACCTACCTCCCCAACCAGCACTCATGTCCCAAATAACGTCACCACCATATTTCTCATAGATAAACTTAGCAGCAGTTGGTCTAAAGTTGCTAACTGCCTGTGTACCCGTATAAATTCTTAATGTTTGTCTTAATCTATTCTCGTGAAATATGTTTTTTGTTCCTTCATTTTCTCCTTTGTATGTGGTAGAGCAAAATTTCCAACATTTCCTAATAACAGATCTGAATCTGTCATCATCCAAAAAAGTTTCCATCGGCGTTCTTTGTGCATTACCACATCTGACATCAACCCAATGTGGGAAGTATGTCCATGCTAATCTTAAAGCATGCATAGTCTGAGTTATCTTATGGTCGTTAAATATTGTACCTACATCAAACTTTCTTAACTTTTGCATCGTAGAATGTTTTTCATCTTCTCTAACTGTATAATGTGGAAACCCTTTCTTTCTCCAATAGTTAAAAATTATTTCTACCCCTTCTTCTAAATCGGTTACATCTATATTGTTTACCACATTTTCGTATTCAATATCTCCTTTGTCATAATCAAAAAAGTCTATCAAAGCCTTTTTATTTAGCATTGAACTTGTATTCATTACTCAAAACCTCCCATATCTTTGTATTTTCTAGATAAAGTTTTTCTTAGATACTCCTCTGAGTTATCCATTTTACCTTGTGCCTCTTTACCACCAACGGTTGATGCATCATGTACTTGGATCAAACCAGTATTAGTATTAATACTTGCTGGAAAAGTAATACCATCCACGCCAAATCTATTTTTAATCACATGAAACCTACCTGTATTTGCAATCTTATCTTCTACCTTACGACTAACTGACATTACAAAATCTGCAGTCATCACCTTACTGTAATCCTCTGCGACCTTTGTAGCATCAATAACATCCTCTTCTAAAGAACTACGATTTGCTTGAGATGCCGTCCATATTGGAATGTCAAACTCTCCTGCAATACCACGAAGATTTTCATATGTCTCACCAGTTGCATGTCTCTTCTCCTTATAAAAGGTAGTTGGTTTGAGTATATCAGCATAGTCAACTATAACCGCATCTGGTTTTATTTCTTGTATCTCCATTTGTTTTAAGTGTGATGCGAGTGTATTGACAGTAGCAGAACGTGTAGGGTAGTATTTAATAATCAACTTACCTTTCAATCCATCAATAACTTTCTGTACATCATCTTGGTAAAACTTTATGTTTGCGGTTGGTGTTCCACTAAATACAGTATCATATCTTAGACCAACGTAAGACTCATTTAATTCTAAAGTATAGTGAACAACTGTTTTACCTTCCCTAACTAAGTGAGCACCCAATGCTTGTAAACACCAAGTCTTACCAATACCTGCAGGTGCAACCAACACACCTAATTCACCACCAGCTAATCCACCATCCATCACACCATTGACTGCATCCCAAGGTGTTGATTTAGTTTCTCTAACTGATTCTGTAAGTCTATCCACTAAAGATATAATATAATCATGACCTAGATCTCTCTCACTTCCTGCCTTCATTGCTGCATCTATTATAGTTTTTATTTCATCATACTTCTTCTGTTCTAACAGATCAACTGCATCTACTATTGCACCTTTCAACACTTGATTTTTACAGAAATCTAAAGTTTCTTGTTTAACAAACTCCAAGTCTGTTGCCTCGATACTTCTCCACGCATCTTTTAGATTTTCTATAACAGATACTTTTAGTATATCATCTTCCATTTGAGTTATCTTGATTTTCAAAACTTCTAAAGTGGGTGCCTTTCTAAACTCCATGAAGTACTTACTTATCTCTTTTGATAACCATTTGTTTGCATCAGAATCAAAGTATTTTGGTTCTAATATATCACTAATTGTTTGTATAAATTTATTATCAGATAATAATGACGATATTATCTTAGATTGAAAAGTTGGGCCGAACTGATTAAAATTTTCAGTCTCCATAAAAATTCCTTACTTTCTTTTCTTTTATTTCCATTTCTTTTTTCTTTCTATATCTCTCACGTGCCTTTGCCTGAATAACCTTCTGATTTCTATAGTAATACTCTCTTGACCATCTTTTCTGAGCCTCTCTTTGCTCTTCTAGTGATTTGTATTTTCTATGCCTTCCCATGTGTTTTTTCAGCCATTTGGTCTAGTCTCATAAAACATTGAACTAACCAACTATCCATATTTGGTAATGTTGCAAATAGTCTATCTTCTATGAATCTTTTTTGAAATTGTAACTTATTTAACCTATTGACAGGTTCTCTTATTTTATCTAGTATTTTTGTTTTTGCTGACATACTTATATCAACTTCGTCTAACTGCATCAACTGATAGTTTCTTCTGAGAATATCCTCATTTTCTTTCAACTTTTCATCTTCTTCAATAATGTCATCTATATTAAGTATCTTATCTTCGAGCAAAAAGGGTAATTTTTTTTGAATAGTTTTCAATCCCCAACCACGAACTCCACCTATGTTATCTGACTTATCTCCATCGATTGATCTATACACTGCAAAATTATGAGATGGTATCCCATAATCTTCCAATACCTTTGGTGGATCATACATCTTCTTTTTAGTAGGAGACCAGACCGATACTCTATGATTCACTAATTGAATAAAATCCTTGTCCGTAGACATTAAAACTATATTGGATGTCTTTAGAATCTGTTTTGTTATATAGGCCATTGTATCATCTGCTTCAGTTTTGTCGATAGTCATAGTAGTTATCGGTAGATAGTCCAAGTAGTCAATGACTCTAGTTAATTGCATGATCATTGACTTATGTTCATCTTCCTTATTTCCAAAATTATATGCCCTATTTAATCTTTCAGATAAATTTCTATTTGCTTTATACTCAGGAAAAACTTTCTTTCGGCGATTAGACCCACCTTTACCATCAAAAACAATGACAGTTCTAGTGGGTCTAATTGTTCTGACTGCATAACCTACCGATCTAAGAAAACCAACTATTCCCCCAACATGAGCACCATCATCGTTGAGAGTTGGTATAGCACTAAAACATCTAATAAACGTGTTTAGACCATCTATGATCAATACCTTATCGTCTGGTTTGATTGAATCAGATTCTTCACCTTTCTTTTTTATTTCATCAAGTATAGAAAGATACTTTGCTTTACTCATCCATACTCTCTTCTACTAAAGTTACATCGTCAATACCTAAGTCTGCCTTGGTGTACTTCAGTATAACTTTGTCACAAATCATATCGTAACAATGTTCTTTGAATTCTAGATCTTCTAACTTTTGAGACCAATCTTTAGATTGAAACTTGATCTGATTACCGTTATGATCATCCATCGTATACCATGAACCACCGACCTTGGCAATACCATGTTCTTTAAGAACTTGTAACCAACTACCCTCATCATCTACACCACTTTCAAAGTATAGTGGAAACTCAGCTTTTCTCAATGGAGGCCCTAATCTATTTTTAATTACTTGTGCTAGAATAGTCATACCAATTACATTCTTTTTACTGTCTTTAATCTGACCTTTATTCTTTAGTCTGATACGAGTAGAAGCGTGAAAAGGTAATGCCTTACCACCTGATGTTGTGTAGGGATCTCCAAACATAGCACCTAGTTTTACTCTAAGTTGATTTGTGAATACTAAAGCAATTCTCTGTCTACCAATCATCTGAGTAATCTTTCTCATGGCTTTGGAAATCACAATAGCCTTTGAAGTAGCCCAACCATCTTTATCAAAGTCTGCCTCTAACTCTACTTTAGTAGAAGCAGCAGCTAGTGAATCAACTAGTATAGTCACTAGTCTGTCTTTGTCTGACTCACGAACTTTTGCAACTATCTCTTCAATTGCCTCGAATATATCTTCAACTGTTTCCAAATGTAGATACAACATATTATTTATATCAACACCGATAACCTCTAAGAAATCCTCACTTACTGCAGTCTCCGTATCAATGTAAACAGCAACACCACCCTTTCTTTGAGTTTCTTTTAGAAGATGAGCACCTACCAGAGACTTACCACTACTCTCTAAACCGTTTAGTTCTGTAATTCTACCAACTGCAATTCCACCATTAGGTCTATTAGAAATAGCTAAGTCTAACATTGTTGAACCTGTCGAAACAAATTCCTTTATATCAGTAGGTGTTTCTTGAACACCATCTAAGAAGTATGCAACCTTGTAATCTTTGAATTTTTTATTTAGGGAATTCGCTAAAACCCCAGCCAATTCATCTTTAACCGACATCAAAATCTCCTAGTTAAAAAGTGTGGAGCTGACAGGAATCGAACCTGCGACCTCTTCCGTGCAAGGGAAGCGCTCTCCCAACTGAGCTACAGCCCCAACTACCTTATTTACTTATTAAACAACTCGTCAAATGCAGCACTTGCATCTTCAACTGTATTTGCTGATTCAGCAGCAACAGCAGATACTGGTGCAGTTTCTTCTGTTTCATCAGAAGATGATTCAGGATTTAACCATTGGTTTAAGACTTCTGTGAGATCATCATAAGAAAGTTCTTGATACAACTCAGTAATGTCTTTTTGATTTTCCAACAGAGATTCTAATTGTGCTTTATCTTGTACAATTGGAGTTTGATTTGGTTTCACACGAATAGATGTTTTTGGAAATGAAGCACCACTTTCCTCAGCAGTGATAAACTCTACTGATACATCACGACCACTAACAGGATCAGTAATATCACCATAGTCAGGATCTGCGATAACAGAAAGTAACTCTTGATAAACTGTCTTACCAAAACCCCAAAAACGAACACCTTGTCCTTCCTCACCACGAACCACTACTGGTGCAAAAGTTCTCATTTTGGATTCCAACTTACGAGCCATCTGATATTCTTCTCGATTACCACTTGTTTTGAGTTTCTGTGCAAACTCTTCAATCGGATCTGGTCTACCAAATGATGTTGGTGATAAATAGGTTTTATTATTCAAACCAAAGTGAAAAAACAACTCAATAAAAGGATTGTCTTTATTGTGTTTGTAAGGCAATACTCTAATGATTTGTTTTCCTGGTTGTGGTTTCCAAAGATTTGAAGTCCTATTGTTTGTTGTTTGAAGCTGATTAAGACGCTTACGAATAGAATTAATGTCCATTTGTTATTCTCCTATTTTATTATTTAATTAGCAATTATCAGTTACTTTTGTAACCATTAATAAGTATGTAACTTTTCAGTTAAATACAATTATTTTTTTATTTTTTTAAATCAATTATTTTATGAATTTTAGTAGGTATTTTATTCAAACCTTTTTCATTTGTAAGAAGTAAAGAATTCTGATAGTTCTCCCAAGGTATCGGAAATCTTTTATCCAATACACCACCATTAAGACTTCTAATAACTTCATTAAGTGCATTAATGGTGTATAATGTGTTACTCTGTTTTTTTCTGTGTAAAGAAATAGTATTTGGAATATCTTGTGGATATGCGTCCTTTATATATTCTACATTGTATGTACATATAAGTTGACCAGCATCATTAACATTTTCAAATACATATATTTTGTTGTAGACAATATCATTACACTCAACGATAAGTTCTACAATATCGTCTATTCTATTAAACGGTGAGAATGTACAGAGTAGTTGGGTTTTCATTATGCTTCGTACTCTTTACGGTCACTATTAAAACTAGCAATCAATCCACCTGCTCTACTATCCCAAGCTCTCCATGTTAGTTTCCAATTTTTTAAATCTTGCGTACCATCTTCTGCAGTATCAGTATGTGATTTGTACTTACCATCTTTTATTTCTTGATGATTATGCTCAATTACATCCAAACCGTTACTCGTCCTTAACGTTGATGCAAATGTCAATGCAGTGACCATACATCCTGGTCTACTCATCATTAACTTAGCATTATCACTTCCAACCAATTCTTTCAACTTATCCTCATCAATCGCATCTTTTAACTCTTCTGATAGTCTTTTTTCTAATTCCTTTATTCTTTCCCTATGAATATTCAATTGTTTCCATGCAGGTGGTTTACCTGATTTTCTCTTAGGTTTCTGTTCAAACTCAATCTCTTCCTTTAGTTTTTTAATTTCATTTAAATTCTCTCTGATAACACTAAGTAATTTATCATTATCTTTTATCGCAGGTCCTAAACCACTCTCCTCTATTATCTTATTCATCTGTTCATCACTATTGACAATATCATCTTTAACACCTAACTCGTAACCGTCATCACCTGGTCTACTATGTAACCTATCTCTATATTCAGGATTTGGATGATACTTCTGATACTGACCTGTTTCACCTGGAAATCCAAAAGAACCAAACTTACCACTTCTACCGTACTTTACACTAACCGATGCTACTCGCTCAACTTTTCCACCATCACGAGTTACTTTTAACTTGTCACCACTTGGAAATGAACCGTCTGATGGTAAATAACATTCATCACCTTTAGCAATCTCAGTATCATACAAAGCAAACTCTGCTAAGTTCTTCATCATGGCACCAGCGATTGTTGGACTTTCAACATTTATTGTTTCTGCCATCTTAGCATATGAATCACCAATTGCCTGTGCTGCTTCTTCGGATGGTACTTCGTACTTATCTAGTATACTTTCCATGTTTTTTTGATGATCTTCTAATGCTTCTCTTATTTTAGGACTTACATTGTCTGATTTTTCTAATTCTTTTAACCGTTCAATAGTTCTTTTTATTGAGTTATTTTCAGATAAGGATTGCTTCAAGTAATCTTTAGCATTTTTACCACCGCTTGGATAGATTAAATTACCATCCTTACCGACTGGTCCAAAAACTTGATGAAAGTTAGGATTTAATCTATCATAAGGTTCTTTTTTGAATAACTCGCTTACGCTTTCATCTTCTTTAGCAGTCCTCTTAGTTTCTAAATCTGGCTTGGATGTAGTAGTAACCGCCTGTTTTACATCTACACCCTTTACAGCTCCCTTCAACGGTTCACCTAACGCACCTTCAACTGTATCCTTTATAAATAGGGTTGCTTTATTTTGTCCTAATATCTTTCTGGCTTCAAAATTTATATTTCTTATGTAGACTTTAGGTTTATCTCCCGAACTGACTTCTAAACCATACTTATCAACCATCTTTTGTGCTAGTTCTTTGGATGGATTTTCAACTAATTCTTGAAAGTCACTTTTAAAATCATCGAATAGTTCTTTATCTTCATCACTCATGTAGAGTAAACCATCTCTTACAGAATTTTGTGAGCCATCAAAAATCTTTTTAACTACTTTTGGAGTTTCACCTTTTGGTTTTTCTTTTGGTTTATTCTTATCGGAGAATCTATCAAAGTCATCTGGTTCCATACCTTTTGATTGTTTTTTATCATCACCCGTATCTGTTATTTGTTTTGCCTTTTCATATGCAGGATGTTCTTTACCTTGTTTTAATGCACCACCAACTGTTATTTCCTTATCCTCACCTTCTTTATTTTTATACTTGATAATCTTTTTCAGTAAAGCCTCTCTTTCGGGTGATTGTTCTGTTAGATTATTTATTAACTCGTTTCTCTCTTCTAACTCCCACCCAAAATCTTTTAAGACTTCTTCAAGTATTATTTGATGACTCATAAGTTTTGGATCTGGTTTTCCGTTTTTAGTACGGTATGCCCATTCACTTAGTATCTTTTTTTTATTTATAATTATTTTATTCATGTGCTGTAATTTCACCTATTGTTTATCTATAATTTTACCTTCTCTTGCTGTATACCATTTACGAAATTGTGCTGGTGTTCCGTAAGTAATCTTACTTTTCGGAACTATTTTTTCTAATTCTTTTTGATATTCTTCTTTAAAATAATAATCTTTTGCTATTCTGTCTAATACAAAGACCTCGATTGGTTTAGTATCATAAATAAGCATTTCATTCCACCATGAAGAAGTTTTGTCACTTGGATTTATTATTTGTTTCAATACTTTATCCTTATGTTTTTTTAGTAATTTATTTGCCTCATCTATATAAATTCTAATCTGTCTTGCAGCAGATTTACCTAACTTTTCTTTAACTTTTTCCATTTGTTTACGGTAGTCTAAATCTGGATAATCATCTAGAACTTTGTCATGGACTCTATTTTCCATGTCTCTCCATTGTTGTCCATCCAAACATCCAGCCTTGTATGCGGCTTTCTCCATCAAATCTCCTTCACCAAATACATAAAATCCTTGAACCCATCTTCTACCAGTTCTATCTGGCACGGTATTGAAATCCTCATATTTCTGTGCTAACATATGACCTTCAATGAAAAATATAACACCTCCACCATGAGTCTGTACTCCACGACCTTTAGCTAGATTAGAATTCTTACCAGTTTCGGTAAATGCTGATATCGTTTTTTTACTACCGATTACACTTTTCATCTTTGGAATATGAGTGACATTTGTAACATGAAACGCCCGAACCGGTATTTTTTTTCCCACAACTTTTTCTATACTTTTAGGGTATATTGGAACATAGTCTCCTTCTAATGTCCAAGTTAATGCAGCTGCTGTATGTGCAGGATACCAATCAGCATGGTTTAGCCTACCTACATACAAACCTTCAGGTAATAAATCTCTTAATCTAATCAAACGAATTTCTCCGTTATATCATTCATCTCATGATAATTTGAACCCTTCCCAACCTTAACAGGAAAATTACCTTTCTGTTCAATTATCTTTTTCATTTTACATAGAAAATCCAAACCATCTGGTATGTAGAAATCAAATAGGAATGAGTCATAACTATATAGTATTATTTCACTCCTATATTCATCAACCTTTGGAATCAACTCTCTAAGCATTCGCATATTACTCTCTGTTTCCAATAGCTGTATAAGGTAATTAAATACCTTGTTTTTATTCATATCAGACAGATTTTTTTTATATATCTTCTTATTATAAATATCAGATTCTATAAAATTATTAGATTTATATGATTTCCAAGTCTTATCTATGTATTTCTGTACCTTGGCAAAGAATGGATTGGTTTTTATTACATCATCTGGTATATATCCATATAAATATTGAAATGATAATCCTTTAGCTTTATCATAATCCACACCATAAAACTCTGCCATGTGTTCGTGAACCGAACCTCTAGGAAACTCATAACCTATCACATCACCTATCAACCTTAAATGGTAAGCATCGTAATCCATCTCAACCAACATTCCATCCTTTCCAAACCTACTAACAAACTGTTTTCTACTACCATCTTTTTTATTCAACGCAGCAAAGTTTAGTCCACCGAATCTATTAGAAGGACGGCCTGTTGCAGTGTAAGGGTTGTATTCAGAATACACCATTCCATTTGTAGTCTGTAAACCTCTACGTTCTATATACTGTAGACTATTCAACATACCATCGTTATAATCATCATAATATTTTTCTCTACGATAGAATACACATTTCTTAACGATGTTAAGAACAGTTCTACATGCCTCTAGATGTTTCAATATAGGTATGACACAATTCAGATTCGATCTTCCCCAATATACTCTGTGAAAGTGTTCATGTGCATTAGTAATCGTATCCTCTATGACCAAAGGTTCATTTGTATTAAGATACTCTAACATCTGTAAATCTTTTATATCTTTGAATGGTGCAAAATGTAGTAACTTTTTCTTGTCGTAAGTGTATATTGTCTTATCTATTATAAGATCATTTAACTTTTCTATGTCTAAATTTATTGCATCTGTATGATTAAATGGAAGTATGTATTCAAAAGTTGTATCTAAACCTACGAAGTAAAGTAAACATAAATTTGTAGCAAGGGGATGTTTATTATCATCACATTGTACAGGTATTACTACGGACTCTTGTGTTCGTACATCTTCATAAAAATCATCCCATTCTTTTTGAGATTCAACTATTACCAATTGTGAGCTTCACTCCAAAGTTTAGTAGTTTCAGGATATACATCGAACATTAACTCTAACAGTACTTTTGCGTACTCTTGTATTTCCCATTGTGAGGTTTTCTCATTTCTCAACTCTATGAAATTCATGATAGCCTGAAATGATGCCGTCCAATATACTTCTGTGTACTGATTTAATGGTAGAACTATCCTAGCCTGTTCCTTTGCCATACCAGCATCGATCATTCTACTGTAAGTCATTTCAACTTGTCTCATAAACTCATTGTATGTGTCGTTCATTCTTTTCTGTTGAAGATCATCTAACACACCCTCTGATGCCTGTTTATTATCCTCTGATTGTTTTCTCCAAACCGATGGGTAGTAGTAATCCTCTACTGGTACATACCTACCACTAATCTCATTCCAGGCGTGATCTTTTGTAGAACTACTTGACGTGGTTTCAATTCCGACAACGTGTTTATACCATTGTCTCATTACAAACTCAGGTGCTTTTAGATGAAACTGAACTTGTAAATGTCTGAATGGAGAATAGTGTTTGTATTTAGCTAAATACCTAACTAATCTTGCATCTGATTTATCAAACTTTGTTTTTCTTTTACCGAATGATACACGAGCAGAATTAACTACTGTTAAATCCGAGCCTAGAGAATCTACGACTTCTATAAAGCCTTTATCTAAAACTTGTTTTTTCATAATATAACCTTGATTTATTATAAGTATATAATTAAATTCTCAAAATAGAAATTAATATCCACCGCCACCACCGCCGGATCCACCAGAACCACCACCACCACCTGAACTTGGTGGTGAGTAACCAGTGCCTGTTGTTGAAGTAGTACCACCTGTTGTTGTTTGTGAACCAGGTGATTGACTTGATACTGATTGTATTCCTAGTTTATTTAGTAGATCTTCTTTTGTCTCTCCACTTTCATCTTGTCTATAGTATTGATAAGGAGAAAGATATTTTCTTATCGATGGTAATATTGTAGAAGCTCTTTTTATCTGATTTGCATTGAGGATACCAATTCTTCTCTTATTTCCTCTTATAAACCACCTTAGACTTACATAATCGTATAATGGAGAAGAACCATTTTGTTCTTTTTTAATTTCAAAAATAGGTGACTGTACTTCGTTTGTTTTCTTAGCAAAACATCTGTCTATAAATCTTCTTTTATAATCGTATTCAGTAGGATTTAGTGTAAATGGTTTTAAAGTTAATTTAGGTTGCCTGTTTACACTATTGTAAATTGAAAAATTTGTCATTGGTTTTTTAG